GCCTTTGTAACTTCATTATAAGTTTTATTAACGTGTGTTAATTCTGAACTTGTTAGGTCCTTTTTATCAATAACACCTGGCGCTAATATATTACTAGGCATCGTGTCTAAAGTAGCATTAGTACCAACTACTGAAGCTTTAAGTACATCAACTATATTAGCAGCCTTTTCATTCTTCATTATATTAGAATAGCTATCTTTAATAAGTCTTGTTTTTTGACCTGGGCCACCAGCTAATATACCTATATCTAAATTATCTTGTATTTCTTTTGGTAACATTTGGGCGTAACTTAATGTTTGAGCAACCCATTCCTGCTTATACTTATCGTTTAATAAATCAGTTAGTGTAGCTTGTTGGTCTATCTCTTGCGATGGACTTTTTATATCAGCCAATAAATACCTACGTTGTAACTGCTGACCACGCTGTACTACGCTAGTAGCCAATAAGTCTGGGTGCCCTGTAAATTGACCTAATGTGCCCTCATGCTCATACTCTGAATTACCAACAACTTTTGGCTTAACAGCTGTATAGCCATTATTTGCTAGATAATTTGGTATAGCGTCAGAGGTCTCAAATGCTAAGCCTCTTTTCTTATTAATTTCAGATTTATATGAAGTTAGTGCTGCATTTATGTCGATAGACTCAGAATTACTATAACCTGAAGTTAGTTTTTCTATTTCTTTACTAGGATCAGCATGTTTTCCTAGTTTAATATCATCTACTATTTGATATAGATCATAGCTATTATTATAACCTCCATTTTTATCAGTTATACTATTTACTATATGCTTTGAAACAGCTTTAAGACCTTTATTTCTATCATTATCTTGTGCCTTTTGTTGCATATCAAATATTGTTTCTTTAGCTGATAACTTTGTATTATGCATTTCTGGACTTATATAACTGTCCATTTCTTTATTAAAAAATAGTTCACCATCATCATAACCCTCAGCTCCAGGTAAAGATTTAGATAGTAAACTTTTTACACTACTCTTTAATTTTTTAGCAAAAGTCACTAATTGATGATTTGTAGCCAGTGGTAATGTTTCTTTTTTTACTTCGTCTAAAGCAAATGGCTTAAAAAAGTCGTCCCTATTTGTTAGAGCTATTCTATGACCTAATGTATTACCATCAGTATCTTTAAGATTTTGTCCTAAATTATGCTCAATTCCACCAACTAAACCATGTAATTCTTCTTGTATTGCAGCATTACTTGTAATTGTTTTATTTGGTATTTTATAGGCTTTATTTTGTAAGTTTACTGCTGCTTGTACAGCATATAGCATTGATATATCATCTAAAGAGTCTCTATTTATTGGTTGTAATATATTACCGTTTATTTTTGCTTTAGCCTGCCTTACCGTCGTTGCTACCGCACCATCAGTATTACCAGTTAATTTAAAGCCCATATCACTGGCTATATTTGCTTTATCTTCTTCAGTTAAATTTCTAGTACTAACTTCTGGCTTTTTTAGCCCTGTAGTACTATGCTCTCTAACTGTAGAAATTAGATTCTGTGCCTTTAAAGCTGCTTCTTCTGGATTTTTTTCTAAAATACTAGACTGTAAATTATTTAAATGAGCAATAGCCGAAGCTGCTATTACTTCACCCTGATATCTATGTGTTACTGCCGGTTGAGCAAGTCGTTTACTTATTGTACTAACAAGAGTAGATGGTTTTACAGATGGATTAAATGCACTTTGGTCATAATAAGCTTGTATATCATGTAATACAGCAGCTATACTAGTACTAGTTTCAACGTCCCAACTACTACCATGTGCACCTTTAGTTTTAGGCAATACACCAAGTAAACTTGCCATATGAGATAATGATTGTCCAGGCGTATATTCATCTTTTAAACCTACTAATTCTGTAAAGTGCGCGTCTATATCATGGGTTCTTGGCATAATACCAAGGTCTTTATTTCCAGTTAAAGCTGCTGATGCCTTAGCAAAATCATTTGTACTATTGCCTATAAAACCAGCTAGTTTTGGTGCATCAGTATCTTTAAATCTAACACCTTGTATTAAAGATCCTGGATTACTATTTATAACTGAAGATAGTTCAGTCCTTATCTGTTTATCTGTACGAATTTTATATAATGGATTTCCTGCTCTAGCTTGATCCATGCTTAAAGTTAAACCGGCTAAAACATCTTCCATTAGTTTTATTTTGGTTAAATCGCTTTCTTTTTTCCAATAGGCTAAATTTTTCTCTGCTAATTCTTTAGCCTTAGTGGGAATTAATGTTTGTACGTCTCTATTGCCTGCTTGGTATGATACAGATAATAGTTCTTCTTTACCTGCCCCTTTTTGGAATGTATTTTCTACATCCATTGTTATATTACCTTGTACACCAGCATTCTTTTTTGCAAGGTCTATAATTTTACTATTACTAGATGATTGTCTACTTTTATCTAAAGCTTTTGCTAGTTCTTGTTTAAAATCGTCTGGATTATTACTGGCATTAACAGCATCATTTATAACAGACCAACCAGCAGATGATATACTTTTTTTACCGCCAGCACTACTTTGAATACCAGACTCAAACTGTGGTTTAATTTCAAGCTTTTTACTACCTTCAGCTACTAACTTTTGCATATAAGCAATTTGCTGTGCAAGCGATTCCTTGACTTTATTAGACGCTGCCTCATCTAAACCTGGTATAATCTTGAATTCACCATTAGCCGTCTCCAAATTAGAGCTAATTTCAACAGTAGTCTCATGTTGCTGTAATTCACCAATATTTTCACCTATATCTTTTAAACCAAGTTTTTCTTTTGGCATTGCTTTAACCCTCAGTTGGAGTCTGCTGCATAAAATTAGGCCCGAATAAATTCGCTAAAGCTGCAAACGTAGCTTCAGTATTTACCGGGGTCTTAGGTTCATCTACTTTTTTATCATTACCGCCAAAAATACGAGTAACTATGTCAAATTTCTTCCAAATATCCCAACGATGTAGTATTTCTTCTTGCGTGTAACCCCAGATGGTGAACCACTCCATCTGGGGATTACTTGCGCTCATAACTTGTATTAAATCATATATAGTTAAGTTATCATTATCATTATTTTTAGGCTCAGGTAAACCTTTAGCCTTTCTTATAGCCGCTAGTCTGGCTTCACGAGACTGCTCACCATCTGGCTCACTGTTTGAATTTTTTTTAGTGCTTCAATAAGGTATTCCATAATGCCTTCTATTAATGATAGCAATTCATCACCATCGTTTACAAACTCTTCACCATGTAAAATCTGCTCTTTTGTTACTTCTGTAATAACTTTACCTTCTTTATCACGTTTTGTTAACACCTTAGCTAATATTTCAGCTATTGCGTCATCTGTTAAATCTATCATACCAATAGCTAATTCAGATGTAATTCTGTCTTTGTTCTCATCTATTACTTTAATAGATTCTTCATACTGCTTATTAACTTGTTCTTGTAGCTCATCAATTCTAGTTTGATTTTTTTCTTCCTTATCACGCTCAGCGTCAAGTGCCTCAACTAATTCAGCTAATTTAGCTCTCATTTCAGTTGGTAGCATATTCTGAGACGTAATACCACGATATTCTAACTGTTTCTTAGTTATAATACGTAATACATCACTACGAATACCAAATGATAATACAACAGTCCGGACCTCTCCAGAAAGTGTGACTTCAAATTTCCCCGGGGCAATTTTTTCCATTATAACTTCTCCTTTTATGTACTAGCGTTATTATTAGGCCTATATATTTATACTGACCTGCTTATTAAACGCTGTTTCTAAATAACTGCATACACGTAACTTTTAAACTAATTACTAATAACACGCAGATTGCAACTTTTAATTACAATCTGCGTATTATATTAGTCATATTAAGCCATTGTCATAGCCCAACCAGCCGTTGGTAATGTACCTTGTGGTAATAATGCTGTACATTTTACCGTTACACCGTTCCAGTCATTACCAGGATTAAACGATAGATCAGGCTCTACCATAGCATTCTTTAATGTTACAGTAACATCTGTACCACCAATAATGGAATAAATAGCCGCTACAGTTTGGCCTGTTACTGGTTGACTACCAGGTGTTAATGCCACTAAAGCTTGTGTTAATAATGCTGCAGATGGATCTTCAAATTCTGCAGACATTGTAAACTCGTTAGATTCCATAATTGCTAGATCAATTACAGGCGGAAAACCAGTAGTATGATACTTAAAGTTTCCTGTTGCGTTAAAGTTAAAAGAGCGACAGTTACTACCATTAACTGTTGGTGTACCAAATGATAAGTTATCAGAATCACTGGTTAAAGCCTGGTGATTATAGTCTGGTGCAGCAATAGTGGATGTACCAGCACCGGTTATATTAGTAAAACTAATTAAAGCCGTACTAGCCCCACCCATAGGTACACAGTCTACTTCAACTGACATTGCGCCAAAATCATTTGCATTAACTTGACCAGACACACCCTTAATATAACCAGACCCCACCATTTTAAACGCTCCACCTTGTGCAGTAGGAGCTTCGCAGTCTACATCTACGTTGTAAGGAACACCAGAACCCAAAGCGCTTACACCTAAACCTGCATGTGTTTTTATAAGCCCAATTTCTTCACAATCAAACTTAAATGTACCAGTAATAATTTCAGGTACTTTAATGTCTGTAATTTGTGGAAAACCAGACTTATGCTCTTTATACTGTGGTTTTAAAGTTAAAGAACCACTTTTTAAAGAACCAATAGAAGCTGGTGTACCACCAGCTGCGCACATTTGTGCTTTCATAATACCAATCATTAAGTCAGTTGCCATTTTACTTCCTCCTTGTGTATTTAGCCTAAGCTATTCCTGCCCAATTTGTGCCTATATCAGATGGATTAGTTAACAACGCTGATAATTTTACTGATATACCATTCCAATCATTGCCTGGACTAAATGATATATCAGCTTCAGCTATTGCATTTAGTGATATACTAACGGTATCACCGCCTATAGTTGGTACAGACATTGTTCTAGAACTACTGATAGCTATTGTACCTTGCGCCATATTATTAACTGCCTCGCTTATAATAACAGCTCCACTATCCTCAAATGATGCTGTAATAAAAAATTCAGAACTTTCCATTACTACAGCATCTATAGTTGGTGGCCATGATAGACATAAATACTTCATTTTACAAACTGCATTAAACTGTGATTGTAAGCATGTATTGTTATCAACTGTAGGCGTGCCGTATAATAGCGTATCTGAGTCTATAGTAATTGCTTGTGAGGTGTAGTCTGGAACTATAAATATACTAGAATCAACTTGTGTAGTGCTAGTATTAAAAGCCAGATCAAGACAAGTTACTTCAGTTGTTATATAGCCAAAATCATCTTTTTTACCAAATAGACCTGAACCACTACCAAAGCCATTACCAGATATAACTACATTAGTACCACCTAGACCAGGTGCAAGTCCATTAAAATCTAGACATATTGGTATACCAGATGATATACCTAGCGCTATGCTCCTAGCGCTATTAGCTAAAATAGACTCTTCAGAGTCTACTCTACATATACTTTCTGCATACATTAAAGCTTTTAAATCACTAATTTGAGGATAACCAGTTTTATGCTCTTTATAATTTGGTTTAACTATAACTGATGCGTTTTTTACAGATCCACAATCTGTATCACCTACTTTACACTTCATCATTCCTATCATTACTGATGGCATTGCCATTATCTAAACCCAGTTTGTGCATATTTTAATTTTGTGATAAACAGACTAGTTTTAAACTCGTTTAACTCTGTTATTATTGGTAGCCATTTTATTGGCCCTGTAACTACTAACTTATTAACTTCATATAGTTCTGGTTGCTGCTGTGTATAGTCATATACAGGAATATATAGGTACATATCTAATAAATATTTTACACAGTCTGTTAATTTATATAATTTCTTGTTACCAAAATCTTGAAATGTAGTGGCTCCTATTTGTAATTCAGCAGACCAATGATGTGTTAATTCAATATTTTCAACATTCCATAAAATAGCTGATTTAGCCTCTGTTAGTTCATCTAATCTAGATAAATAATCATTTTTACAGATTAGTAGTTCTCCATTTGGCCAAGCAACATTTTCCCACAGAAGCTTCTCTATAGATAACATTATATTAGATATACTACTTACAGCTGGATCCATTTAACCACCTAAAATTGATTTTAAATACCATGGTATATCTGTTAACTTAGCCTTATCTTTTGATACTCCAAGCTTAATAAATTCTTTATTAATAGCATCTATTGTAATAATATCTTTATACTTTCTAATATACGCTACAACGCTTGGTTCAGTTATGGATAGTCTATTTTCACTAGCATAGTAAATAATTCTACTTATTGCTTCTACAGGATCATTATAATTAAGTGAGTACTTACTATGAACTATTAGTTCGTCTAAAGTACCAATACTCTTAGTGGCCGGCATATTTATCATATTAGGCTCTATTATAGTAGTATTTATTGGACTAATTACTTCATTAGGCTGTTTACTTATAGACCTGTATAAATCTTGATTAGCAACTATAAGTTTTTTATCAATGCTAGGCACAGACGTAGTTATTTTCATATCCCTATTATTTCTATACTCTATAAGCGTACTACTATTAGTTAGATTAATTAAACTATTATATACATGTTTTTCAATAGTACTATCATTAGTATATCTATAGTCTAGTACTTCATTTATTCTACTAATAGGATTTTTTTCTTGTGTTAACCACCAATTAGCATACTCTTTAATAGTACTATCAGGTTTTAAGCCATATTGACTTGATAAGGCTAAGGTTTTAACAATATGCGTAGCATGGTTAGAACCTAGTTTAACATAATCAAGAGGTCTATTAAGTCCTATGGTCTTAAGCTCTATGGCCTCTTTATATTTGTTTATATTTAATTCACCAGTTGTTACGCAATAGCTACCGCAATCAAAATTTAATAATAAGCTATCAGCTAGATTTTTAGCAGTTGGCTCTATAGCCAAAGTTTTAAACGGCTTATGTGTTTTAAGTGTCCATAAATCAATAGGTATACCATTATGCTCTAGTTTATAACCACCATTTGAATTTTTATCAGTTTTAAGTTCTGGTAAATCACCATCATAAACTAAATCTAAATCTCTATATTTTTTACCTGATAGTATAGATCTTGTAGTACCGCCAACAGCATAAATATTTCCTGGTAATGTTTTTAATATTTGACTACTAAGAACTAAATTACTAATAGACTCAAAATTATCAGCTATAGAGTCTATATTCTCTATATTTGGTATAGCTGATTTAATACTATTTTTAACAGTATGGTAAATATCACTACGTACTGTTTTATTACTAAACTGTTCTTGTAAACTACTATGCATTTTTTCTACTACGTCTTCAGGCACTTTACGTTCTCGCTTAGAGTTACGAGCTTTAGCCTCATCTAATGCTATGTCAAAAATTTTATACTGTATAACGTAACCAGCTTGTTTTAATTGTAACTCTAACTTTTCCCTGAAAAAAGGATTTATATTAGTATCGCTTATGATAACATTTTGCTGTTTTTCAGAAGCTCTTCGTAAAAAAGCATCTCTCATTTCTACAGCCTGCTTACTTACGTTTTGATTTGTAGCGTCACCAGATATTTTTTCTCTAAAATCATCCAAGTTTAAATTTACATACCCTTTTTGTTGCTCTGCCCATGTAGTTTTTCCAGAACTAGGTATACCTATTGTTATAATAGCTAATTTTTTACTATTTGATTTATGTTTAAATTTTATACTAACTTTTACTTTACCCCTAATCTCTATAGCCATCTTGGGTCCTTATCAAATCTTACTTCCATTAGACCAGGTGTAACATGTACAAAACTATTTACTTTTGCAACTTCAAAAGATGTATCACTAACTACTAATCTATCACCTGACTGTAAGCTATATCTAATTGATAAGTACATTACATACTTAGGTAAACTAATATTAATTACTTTCACATCATCGGCTTCATATAGGCCTATTTTTACTGGCACATTTTGATATACTAATGTGTCTACTTGTTTTGATAAGCCACCTTGAGAACTTTTTTCTAGCTGGTTTCTGTATATGTCTATAGTTTGATTAGTATCTATGCAGTCAAGTACGTAACGAATTATAGAATTTTTATACCAGTCTGCTTGTTTATACGATACAACTAGTGTGGTATCATTATTAAGAATTAGCTCCATACCAACTTCTAGGCCTGTATTAGAATTTACAACACACTGTCTATCTAGTTTACTGGTTCTAGTGCCTGATGATACAAAATTTAACACTTTTATAGAGTGCCTAGTACCAAGACTATCTAAGACTTCCAGCCTAGTAGTCGCTTTATTTACTATGTTACTAAGTATACTCATTGCCGGTTATTATATCTATATCAGGAGTAGATATGCTTATACGATCATAATCAGATGTAGCTGGAGTTATACCTATTATATCTAGAGATCTCATAGCCGCGGCTTTAAATTCATTTCTATCTCTAGACAGCGCGTCTTTAAATCTAGTACCAAAAGTTTTATTATCAGACTCAGTTAGTAATAATTTTGTTTTTAATGTAGGGTATGCATAATATGCCACTAAGTTTATCATAGCTAGTGTAAGCTGCATTATAACTACTTGCTCAGTATTATTAGCTTCTAAAATAGACTTAACATTTGGAACTAAAGATATTAAGTCTAGCTCAGCAGCTCCAGCTAATGATAGCGACATAATTTCATCATCATATAGATCATCTGATGTTAGCCCTAATGTTACACGAACTTCATCTAGAAAGTCTATTGGATATACTATTGTTAAATCTATCATTTAATACCAGCTTTTGTGTTAGAATCAATTGCTGATTGCCTGTACGCGTCTAATAATACTTCTAACTGCTTTGCTCTTTCTCTCCATACTACTCTTGACACACGTAAATCCTTTATTTTTTGTTCAATTGGTGTGTCTTTTTTAATGCCTAAAACAGGATCAGTAATTAGTTCAAATGATGGTGGCACTGGACAGGCTACAGGTACTGGTACTTTAACTTCAACTATACGTTCTTCTATCCTTGGTGGACACCAGGAACAACAACTAGTCAGTAATAGCGTTAAGCAAAAGCTGGTCAATATCTTTAGTCTTGTCTGAGTATATTTCACGAATAATTACCTGCGTAGCTGGCTTCATGGCATTAACCTTAGTTATTGCCGTTTCTAATCTTAAAGCCTGCTCCTTTCCTTTTTGGTTTAATTCTTCGATAGCCTTATTTTGAACGTCTAATTTTATTTTAAAATTATTTAGCTCAAAATGTAATGCCGTATTTGCTATTAGAAGATCTTCTATTGTCTTATCTTTAGATTTAATATCAGAGCGCAAAATCAACATATAGGCAGATAATACTATTAGTATAATTACCCACCAGTATTTTTTAATAACTCCTAAAGCAGTAGCCCATGTAATAGGATCCATACTAGTCCCCTGGTTCGAATTTATCAGATTCTTGCTGCCTATTAGGTTTTGAACTATTTTCAGTATCTGCCACATTTTGTACTGCCCCATATTTATATGATAAAAACTTGCTAATTTGTGTAAAGCCAGCAACAGTGCCTAAATATGCAAAAAATATTTCCCATGTCATCCTATCATGTAAAGTCATATAAATAAACGCCCATGTAGCTGTAGCACTGCCTACATTAGCCCAAATTTTAGACTGTGATACACGATCATTATTAGTCGTTATAGTCTGTTTAATTTTACCTGCCATTATAAACATACTCAAAATGCATGCCATCTTTACGGTTTTTGTAATGCCCACCCCAGAACCAACCGTGCTTATTAGCTATAGGAACTATGCTATATACACAACCTAACTGTTCATCCTTAGCCGGTTCTTTACCTAGTGGATTCCATTGAGGATTTATATCAAAAGCAGTACCAAAAGCATGATTAGATAAAATAGTTTTACTACCACGTATAAATCTAGGATTAAACATTCCACCCCAGTAGTGTATATCGTCTAAAAGTCCCAATTGCTCAAGCTCGTTAAATAAAAACCGTATTGAATCTGCTACTTTTATATGACACTGTAACTTACCAGACTGTGGCGCGCCTTGAATACCAATTAGTTGCGGCAGCTCTATAATACATATATTTTTTCTAGCCCAGTCACCTTTTATTGAAATATTTTCAGGATTACCTTTTACTGGCGCAGAAATATAGTCAAACTTACCAAATAGATCATAACGTTCTTTATTTGATACTACTGGTGAAAAACTTGGTAAAGGTGGAAATGGCATATAGGCTCCTACTGACTCAATAGCACTGTTCTATTTAAACGCTCAGCAAAAAATGGTGTTAATGGCATTTCAGTAGGTTCTATTGAATCTAGCTTTAGCTTAAATTTTGAATCATACTGCATGGTGCCACCTTTTATAAGTGAAAGCTTAACAATTGGAGCACCATTATAATCTTCTGATTTATACTTTGATTCAACTTTTTGTAATACAGGCTCTTGTTGGTCCTGCTTTATTACTGATGCAGATGCTTTTGTTTGCGGTACCTGCACAGTGCTTACAGCTTCCTTCAAATTCGTATCCGTGCTCATCATAGGCTCCTTTAATTTTTAATAAAACTTTTGGTTTAAGTGTATAATTTTTTACTTCTATCCAATATACTAACTCAAAATTCTGCTTACTTGAATTGCAAGTTGAACAAATTAATAAAATATTACTAAGTATATTTCTGCCACCTTTTTCTCGTGGTACTATATGCTCAATTGTAAAACTATAATGAACAGGACTACCGCAATATGGACAATTAAAAGCCTGCCATTTCTGTAATTCTTTTATGTCTTTAAGTGTATAATCACCTTCTTTAGACATTGACTTATGTGCTGATATAGCTTTTTTAGCAAAAAAGAACGGCTGAATAGATCGCTGTAGTGCCGCATAGCACTTTCCACAAATTCTTCGCCGCTCCTTTCTTGGTTTATTCTTATCTTTTGGATGTAGACTAGGTAATTCTTTCCAGTCTTTACAACATGCGCAATTACCTAAACCTAAGTCATTAACTTCTCCTAGTTTCATTATCAATCCTTAGCGGCTTACAGGTCTCCCACCCAATCAGGGAGAGGTAGCTGATTGGGTGGGAGTAGTAGCCATACGGCTACATTACGTCAATGGAGCCGCACTAAAGTCTAGCACTTGAATAGCACTTGGGAATATTTTAGATACACCATCAGCAATTGAAAGAACCATAGCTTCAGTTTGATTCTCAATTACGCGAGTAACTTCTTGGATATCAGAGCCAAGTTCAATTACACGCTCAAGTGCAAACTGTGTATCCATTCCAACCATAACATTATCCGCAATTGTTTCAGATGCATAGAATGTTACATTGGGGAATAAACTACCAGTTGAGCCGTCTAAGCCAGCATTACCCATGCGGGTAGGCTCTTGCAACGTAGTAATTAATGCTATTGGGTCTATATTAGGACGCTCCATTAGAATTAATTTAGTTAGAGTAGCTGAATTAGCCACAATTATATTAATGTTATACGGCTTAAACCCGCCAATAAATTTCAAATAACCTTCATAAGAAATTTTACCAGCAGTAACAGCTGTTTCTAACACTATGTCATTGGGGCCAGCAACACCAGCTGTACGGAATTTTTTAACTGCTGCTGCAGGATTAGCTACAGAACCATCACCGTTTATAGCGATATTAATTGCCTCATCAAACAGCTCCTGCTGATCTTGCATCATAATACGAGCTACTACAGTTGACATCAACTCAATAGATGCTCTACGTACAAATTCATATGTCCAGTCTAGCTGAACACCATGCTTGGTTACAGCATTAGCTGTTTCACTCCAGCTAATTTTAACAGAAGGGAATTTACCACGCTGATCAACACGGAAACGACGACCATTAGCATTTGGACCAGAAATAGCTGTATCATCAATATACAATGACTGATAACTAGAGGCACCAGCAATAGTACGTGTTGTGGCTACAATACGATTAATATCTGCTGCCTGATTAAGCTTAGCCCAAAGTGCTGTTTTTTGTAGCAATGTTGGGAAAAGAATTGCAGAGCCAGGACGATCTGATTGAAAGAAATACTCACCAGTAGAAGAAAATAAGCCACGTGATACGTCTGATTTAGTTATAATCCCAGCTGCTTGTAACTGACGATCAAATGCAGTTAGGCCATCTGTGGACTTAGATGGGTTAATTAATTCAAAATACTGCCACAAAGTCATACCTAGTTCACTAGCTCTTTTATAGTGATCTAAACCTTGCTCTTTTGTAGCCATTGGTACTTCTAGTGCCGAAGTATAACGCGGCAAATTTTTAATCTTTTCTTGTAAACTCATGTTTATCTCCTTAAGAGTATTTTAGTATGATATTAATAGTTTGCGCTAAGATCAATTAATACTAGCTTTTCAACAGTATCAACTTGGTCTACTTGCCAAATACCTTGTGATAATTCAGCAGCTGTACCGGCCTTACCAAGACCTGTACCAGCAGCAATTAAGGTTACCTGGCCATCAGCAGCAACAGTTACAGCATCACCTACTGCTGGATTAGCACCTGTATACTTTACCCATTCAAAGCCACTAGTTTCAATAGTGCCTGAAGTACCTTTTGGTGAACAGTCTACAAATACACCAACAGGACGTTGCCCAGGCTGAGCTAAATCAGCTTGGCCTTGTACAACTGTACGGGCACCAAGCTTATTAAATGCCGTAAATGTAGCCTGTTGTCCAGCTGGTACTGTAAGAGCTGCTACCAGCGCAAATGTAAGACCATTACCAGTTCCAATTCCCTGATGACTAATGTTCATTTTAAACTCCTCTATTAATTAGATTTAAACAAATGATCTGGAATACCGGCATAAGCAGAAACAATAGTTTGTGTACTATCAACGTCTGAATTTGATTGTTGTCCAGATGGAAGCTTAGCTATTTCTGCTAGATACTCAGTATGTAATGTTTGAAGTTCCTCTAGTGATTTTGAGCCATAATCAGCCTCACGACTAATTTTTACTCCGTCTGCTTCTATAATAGAAATATAGGCAGTTTTAAACGCTACAGCTTCTTCGCCTATTTTTAAAGCATCAGCTAACTTTACTTCATAGTCAGCTTTAGTTGATTCCATAGCTAGGCTCAAATCAGCTACTTGTTTAGTAAACTCCTCTACTTTAGACTCAGCGGCTACATGGGCTACACGAGTTTTTTCAAACTCATCTACTATTACTGCATTATCAGCTTTTAGTGTGTCATAGCTTGACTGAAGCACAGTAAGTTTTGCACTAGCATTAGCATATTCTACATCTATTTTTGCTTTTGCCTCAATTAGTTCATAGTTTTTAGCTATGAGGTCTTTTGCCTCTGTGGGATCTCCCATTTGTACTTCCTCCTTTTTATTATGCGATATTAACGTAACTATATCTGAAATTTGTTTATTATCAAATTGTGCTTTTTTAAACTCCTTAATATCAACATTTTTATCATACTGTCCAAAAGTTTCTGTTAATATTGAAGCATTACGTACACCGCCAGTTGTTACTGCTGAACATTCATAGCAGCCACAATCCATAGCTATGCCATCTTGTATATCTTTACCAGTCATCAATGCAGTACAAATAGTTGGTTTTTCATCAACTATGTACCTTTCACCAGGAAAGTGGTCACAATGTTCCCAATCACGTATATCATTACCACATATAGAACACTTATAATGTCCAACATATACCCCAGCAGAACAAGCATAAACAGCGCCAGTATTATAGCGGTCAGCTAGGTCTTTACCATCTTCTAACTGTGTGCCATCTGGACGGTGAGTAATTGCATACATTTTAACAAGCACTTCAGACACAGTACCATCAGATACTAACCTAGCTTCAACTGACCTACCTACTGGTAAAGTGGTTGAAGATCTATGAAGGCCGTTAAATGCAATATTACCATCATTTGCATCTTTGACTAATTTACGCATCATTTCAATAGACATATAAGTATGCCTATCTGTTACTTTGCTATCAAATAGTCTAAAAGGCAAAACTTCTACTTGTGACTCTAGAAGTGTAGTACCTGGTAGCCGACTATTTATTATCTGTAGTTCTGACTGTGTCGCTTTCATGTATGCCCCTATTAAGGTTTTTCATGTACTCTTTAACCCGTAGTCTAAAAAGTTTTCTTTTTAGACTACGGGTATCTATAGTCTCTTCTATAGACTCTTGCTTATTCATATTATGCAACAGTTATATTGGCCACAGTTTTAACAGCTTCAATATTACCAGCAGTATCTACAGAGAAGAACTTAATAGTATAAGCACCAGCAGCTAGCTGGAAAGCAGCAGCGTATTGTGTAGAGCTAGTAGTTGGTGTTGTACCGTTTGTAGTATAATAAGTAGTTGCTGTTTCATCTGCTGTTAATGTGATATCATCAGTAGTTGCTATAGTGGCATCAGCAGCAATATTACATGTTGTTACAGGAGCTACTTTATCAATTGTGTATACTATAGTTTGAATTGCTTCAGCGTTACCAGCTGTGTCAACAGCATAGAACTTTAAGGTTGTTGTAGCAGTAATAGCCAGAGGCGTTGTATAAGCAGATGAAGAAGCAGTTGGTGTAGAACCATTAGTTGTGTAGTAAACAGTTGCTCCAACCTCATTTACAGTTAATGAAACTGTTTGGTCTGTATTAAATGTACCTGCTAAAACAGATGCTGTAGTTACTGGAGCAGTATTTTCCCATTGGGTAATAACATCAGTAATAGTTACACTTCCTTGAAACATTAAACCAGGCTCACCACCACTAGCTTGAGCTAGTAGGTCATAATAAGCAGTAGTTCCAGGAAATAATTTAGTTTGTGCATCTGTCAATGATAATTTTATCTGACCAAGACCAACAACAGTTGGTGTTACCGTGGTAATTAACTGAGTTGTAGACGTTTTACCAACACGAAATTGAGCCTTAAAGGTATAGCCTGTAAAATCAGTAAATACGTTCTTATTATCTTCTTTATACTCTAAGATAGTGGAGAAAAGAACATTTTTATTTAATGATAAATCAATTTTATTAACTTTCATTTTTCGCTCCTAATTTTTAGTGTCAATATTAATTAACATAATAATACGTGTGGGAATTAAAGCCACCACAAAAATTAATCGATAAAATTTGTATGGCTACATGATGGAACCACTAGATGTTGTACATTCAATCTGGAAAAAATTTAGTATACATAGTGGCCTCCTAATATTAATTATACTCCCCAGAAAATACTATTTCAAAATCATTATGATACTTAAATAACCTAGGCAACGGCAAAACTTCTTCAGTTTATGCTTTGGCTAAAGAATTAAATTATGAATTGTTGGAAATAAATTCTTCGGATATTCGCAATCAGGAAAACATGAACACTTTTTTAAGTTCTGTTTTAGGCCAGATGTCTTTATTTTTCCGCCCGAAAATAGTTTTGATTGACG